TCTGTTGCATTAACAACAGCATCAACTGAATCATTTGCTTCTTCAACAACAGGTGCTTCTTCAGCCTCTGATGCTGCTTCTGCTGCTGGCTCTGTAGCAGGTGTATCCTCTGTAGGAACTTCTACTGGAGCCTCTTCTACAGCAACTGCTGCAGCCTCTGGAGCAACCTCAACATTTTCAACCAACTCTACTGTCTCTGCACCTTGTGCTTCAACGATTGTTGTTTCTTCTGTCATAGGATTTTCCTCCTCTGTCATCTTAATTGTTCTAATGCCTTTTGCACTATCAACTAAGAACTTTATTTTTTCTGTATTTTCTGAATCTGATTTTTCAACAAACCCAATGTTTTTCATAGGTCTTCCAGAAGTAGGGCTATCTGCTGAATCATCTTCTGATACTAAAACAATATCATTTTCTGAATCCCAGAATACATTCTTAACTTCTGTTTTTGAAAGGTATCCACTAACTGTATTCTTACCATCGACTTTTTCGATAGAGATTACATTAGCAAATTGATTTGCTGGATTATCAACTAGTGACAACTCAAACAACTCATACTCTTTAATTATACGCACTGATTTATCAAGATTTTCGTCAAACTTATCATCTGACTTTGTGATGTTACCACCGATAGAAAATCCAGTAAGAGTACCATCAAGCACCTTTTCCCAGGTATCCTGAGCACCCTTTGAAACATAAGCGGACACATAAACTCCGCTATAAAACTTCTTTGACTGAGGCTCAAAATATCGATCTTCTTTGAATGAAACGATCTTGCCAACAGCCATAGGCTGGTGCATTTCTCGTAGATTTCCACGGAATTTTCTAAATGCTTCTAGGCTTGCCTCTGTTGTAACAATGTCATCTTGCTTGTCAACATTATCTAGAGTTGCAAAACCTGATACGATTCTACGTTCTTGATCTACTTTGCCGATTGGCATAGAAAAGCGAACATTGTCACCATCAGTAATCCAGTGTGCTTTATTTATAATCATGGCAGTATTATTATATCAAACCTTTTTAGGTTTTTCTCAACTATTGAGATGATCTTCCTTCGCCTTGTGGATTTCTTCCTTCAAGTGATGCTGGGGAATCTGAAGAGTTGTTTGTTCTTTCTGCATCCCGCTGGCGATTACCAGCAAGATTTGCTCTAGCGTCTGTTGCTTGTCGTGGTGTCATTGAAAATGGTTCTCCACCGTCACCGTCTGGTCTTGGTGGCATATCAATCATTTCACGAGCCTCATCTGGAGTAATAACCTGTGTCTTTACATAACGCTCAATAATTTGAGATTGAGCAATTTCGTCTGTAAGGGTTAGTTCGTTAAACTTAAGAGTAAGAATATCTGTCTTTTCTTTAACAATCTTATTAATGATTTTTTCAAGTTGTGCCTGTGCTGGACGTGCAACCTGTTCTTTAAAAGTTCTATCCTGTGACATCGCAGCAGCAATGGCAGCAGAATCTGATCCACCTAGTTTTGAGATAGGAACTTGATGTGCAACCAGAATATCATCACGATTTTGCTTGCGATACTTTTCAAAAGATGCTTCTTGAATTGCAGTCTCAACAGGCTCCATCTTAAACTCAACCTTGTTATTGTCTGTATCTCCAGGAAGTGGGATATAAAGAGTTCTGTGATTTTGACCCTTTAGGCCAGTCTGCAAGAATCTAAACATTTTGTCTTCTGCATCTGCAGATAGTTTTGCACCCTTTACTGTAATAATATAGCGTGGGGCTCCCTTGTTTTGGAAGTAGTCAATATTGTATTGAGCAGCAAGTGAGTCACCAATTAGTGATGATACCGCTGAAATGATGTCTGGAATTCCATAATAAGTGTTTAATGGTGAATATTCTTTAATGTGAATAATCTCATTAGGACGTGTATCAGTAGTCATTGGGTTTACGTTGTTGGCTCCAAAGTTACGGAAATAAACAACCTTTTGTCCAATAATTTGCACAAAACCATCACGGAGTCGTCTAACACGAATAGTTGTTGAAGGAATGTGTCCAACATATCCAATCTCACCAGTAACGGTTCTTCCTACTTCTAAAAAGCCGTTGCCAGTAGCCTGAAGATCTGTATATACTTTTTCCATGGTTGTTGTAAATGAATCATCATCATTTAATGACTCTATCCATTCACGCATTTCCAACTTCATTCTTTCAATTCTGCGTCGTGCACGTTCTACTGCAGCCTGATCATCACTTGTTTGAAAACGCAACATTGTTCTATCTGTGATGTCAAAATGATAACCAAGACCAACAACATTTTCTACCTTTGCATCAATGGCAGCATGGTTGGCAAAAGATGTGTCGTAATAACTTGCCAACTCATACATGTTGTATGGAGGAGTGATTACATCAAATAGTCCATAGCCATTACGATATACGGTTCCAGGATTAATCTGCTTTGATTCTGCACCGTCTCCAGATGGGACTGCGTTTGCAGAGTTTAGGTATTGATTGGATGGCTCTACTGTGTTATATGCGTATGTTACCTTTGAAACATTTCTTGTTGTTCTGCGCTTAAAGTTTTGATCAATTCCAACATAGTCTTTTAGAACAGTCCAATCTTTGCCGAATGGATCTTGTGACTTAAATATATTCTCAGATTCTTCTTGAGTTCTAAGACTTGCTTGAATGTAATCGTAATCTTCGCTCATGATTCGTACGCATCTCTTCCGTGTTTATTAAGTGTGTCCTGTGCGGCTTTCCATGCACCTAAATCGTTTAGTGAAGGAATTAATCCCTGCTTCATTCTATCAAGTTGCTCTGAATATTCTTCTTCGCTGACCCTTGTTAAGCCAGGAACAAAGACTGCTTCGCCATCACCCTCATCGCCATAATACTTTGCAGCATCCTTTAGTTTGGCAATTTGTGCAATATCTCCACGAGTTGACTCAATGTTTAAGACATTGCCATCTTCGTCTGTAAACCACTTGCCGTTTGACTTCTTATAAACATACAAACCCCAGTTATATTTCTTTTCAATGACCTGACGACGTACATTTCCTACAATAGGCTTACCAGTTTTTGGACTAATTAATGGATTCATATACTAAAGTATACCAGATTAAACGGGTGTGCCCAACCTAATGGTCCATGTTGTGTCATTATAGACCTTAAGTTTCTCTGCATCGAACACCATTCCCTCTTCATCATCAATAATAATCTTATTAGTTCCAATATATGTCTTATAAACATCTGAAGGAAGAACTCCATAAAGGTCTGATGCAGAAATAACAAGAACACCTTCCCAGTTAAAACTATTAAGCCAAAATTCCCAGTCAAAGTTTGTTACCCCGTCAGTTTTAACCTTAAGCCATGGTCTTAGCAGGCTACTCTGAACCTGTTGTAAATTATTAGCCTGATAGTAGGCAATATTATTAAATACCAGCGGACCAGTTAAATTAATAGATCCCAGGAATAAGTCAAAACTTAGTGCACTAGCAAAAGCAATACCTAGCACTCCCCATTCCTTAATTGTTAGTACTGGTTCTCTAACAATTGATCCATTCATAAAATAAGAAATACCATTGTAGGTAGAGTTTGTTGCTAGGCTTGTAGCATATATTCTTGCTCTAGTTCCTTCTGGATTGTCTGCCACCATGTAAAACTTTATAGTATCTGCCTTATATTTTATTTCAAAGATTTCTGTTGGTGTAATTGGGAATGCATCTTGATCGTATCTCATCCAAACCTGGGCAGCACTAATACGATAGTTGTCTGCAATATTTTCATTAATTGGAATAGAAATACCACGACTTACAAGTGGGTCAAAACTTCCACGTACTTCTACTCCAGACGTTCTATTTAAATAAAGATATGGAGTGCTTCCCTTATAAATACTAAATGGATTTTTAGCCTTATAGTCAAAATACAGTCCAGACCTTGTGTATGGGAACATGTCAATACCAAATCTCGTACCCACTGGATTAAATGAGTTATCATTAAATGCCTGTGATGCAAGTTCTAGTTTTCTTAGATTAATTGGCTTTCTTAATATACCCCGAATATTAAAGTCAAGGTGGTAAACAAGGGCAAGATCATTAAAATCAACTGTCTTTGTAGGATAGATTAAAGTATTGTCAACAACCTCAAACTTTGTAGATAGCCAGTCTGGATATTCATCCATATCAATAATGGCATCTTCTTTTGCTGGAAGAATTGTTGTAAAGTCATCCTGTGGGGCATTGGCACCTGCGGCTATATATTGAAAAGTAATATAACTTCTTATAGATGCATCTTCTGTATCATACTCATAATATTTTTCTGCTCTTTGCGCCATGTCTGCATAATCATTCCAGCCAGTAAATAGGTTATTGTCTAGTTGTAGATAAGTTCTTTGTACTGGATGAGAATACTCTTCTTTTAGTTCTTGGTATGTCCAAGAACTTGTTGTTTCATACTCTTTTAGTTTTGTAGGTGATGGGTAGCCAATATTAAACTGTAAGAAATCAAGATCATAGTACCTGTTTCCAACATCATTTGTAACATATTTTGCAAAATAAGACAATGGCAGATAGTCTTCCCAATATCCTGCAACACCTATGTCTAAAAAGTAAGAACCATAAGACTGTTGTGGGAGTAGCGTATAACTTGCGGTATGCTCTAGCAAGGCAATAGCATTTGCTGATTCTGCTGATCCAGTTGCTAAATAACTGTCAACAATTGCTGTTCCGTTGTCCTCAAAGTGACTTGTAAGTTCTACTGCGTTATATGATGTTGCCAAACCAATAGAATAAATGTTTCCCGTAAACTGATAGATGCCTTCTGCCTCTCCACCAACATACATCTGCAAACCGTTTTGATTGCCAAAGAAAGAAGCAACATTTCCTCCAAATGAAGAAACCAGTGTTTTAATCTCGATTCCTGCTGCAAATTTTTCATTAGAAACAATTATTCCAGTGGTATATATTTCTTCTTCTATCCCGTTAAAAAATAGATAATAGTGAACCTCATCTAGATCTTTTCTTATGCTGAAGTAGTTTCCAGTAAGAGGGTTATAAATCTTAAAGAGTGTTTCTTCTGTTGAAAGGTTGTCTGACGAAAATACACCATATATAGCATGGATTTCATCATTTAAAACATTAAATGCTGGGAAATTGATATAACAGTTTTGAGAGTTCCAGGTGTTATTAGGCCTAAATGTTACAAAGTCATAATCTAGAGGGTCTTGTATTAGTTTGTTATCTGCATATAAATCTTGCAATGTTTTTGTTCCAAGATTAATGTCTGGCAAAGAATACTGGGGTGTTGTCAAAGAGTCAGAGGTTGTAGTTAAGTTATCAAATGTGCCCTGATCCCATTGTGCAAAATCTGGATAATTATAGTTTGATACGTAGTCTGCAAATGGATAATCAATAAATGCTGCAGTTCCACCATATGCAGAGTTAATTCCTTCTGGAGAAAGAACTCCCTGCCCATAAACCCATCTACGCTTTGCTACATTTATAGCAACAGAATATGGGTATATAGCAACACAGTCAATCTCGATTGGGGTTACATCTGTATAGGCGTAGAATCCAAGCCAATCTTGATCGTCTCCAGATTCATCAACCATATCTGGTAGATCTAGTGTGTCTGTATTAATTGGCAAACTGATTACTTCTTCACCATTTAAAAGTACCGTTGCACTATTTCTAATTATTCTAACATGAATAAGCATTGGTCTAAACCATTCACCAACAAAGTGTGATGCAAACTCTGTTCCTATAACAAGTGTCAAAAACCCTGACTCTACATATAGTCCATCTGTAGAAGAGATTGGTCCAAAAATTCTTTTTGGTATATATGCATTTGAGTTAATTCTTGTCCAAAACTCAACGGTATATTCTTTGTACTGGCCTGACTTATTTAAGAATCCTTTTCCAGGAACAATTAAAGAAGGCCTGTCGTTTGAATTAGGTGTCATTCTAGTAATATTGCTTGCACCAAATACCATTGGTACTCCACTATTTCTAGCAAGAAGTGCGTTGTTGTTTACTAGATAATATCCAACTTCTCCCGCAAGTCCATAGGGATCTGCAGCAATACCCTGAGTTGAAGGAATTGCAATTGTTGAAGGAACTGTAACTGGAGTTACTCCAAGAGATACTGTGTTAAATTCTTCTGACCATTGGCCTGCTGTGATTCCGTTAATGTAAAAATCATAATCTCCAGCACTACCGCCAGTAGCATAGGTTAACTTTATCACTACCTGAAAATCTGTATTTTCATCTACAATATCAAAAGTACCAGAAACAAAACTCCAAGACTGAAAAACGGAAGTTGTAAAAGAATCTAATTCTTCAATAGGCAAAGAAGTAGTTGTATCAATATATCTAAATCCTATTTGAACAGATTGCAAATAAGCACTGTCAGAATAAAAGTATGAGCCGATAGAAAAAGATCCAAGGTTTGTGTTTAAATCTTGAAAATTAACTAAGTCTGGACTTATTAAGGTAACTGTTTCTGTTGCACCAGATGGGACATCTCCCTGAACAAGAGTTGTATAACTATCTGGAAATGGCTCTCCAGTAACTCCAGCAGCAGATGTTACAGATGCATTGGTTACAGTCCATCCAGAAGATATATTTCTTTGTTGTTCTGTGATTAGGGTAATATAGTCAGCAGAATCGTCCAAAGCCCAAAGAATGGTTGGGTGCTCAGAATAAATCTTTTCTGCATATAAATTAGACGGCTGGGACATGTTACTCCTTAGCCTTTATTATAGCATTTTAGAGTTTTATTTCGCACACATCTGTGGTGCAATATGCCTCGCCCATAGCCTCAAGGTTGTCAACACCATCATAAATTGCATCCCAATTAATCTTCTTGATTTGACCAAGATGTGCCTCATACTCGTCTTTTGTAATTTGAGTATATGGTTGTTGAGGATAGGTATGATTTCCCATTGGTAAAAATGATACCGCCTTAAGTTGCCCCTCATACATATGAAGTGCTGGTGCAACATGCTTTGCCTCTGTTGCTTTATCAAATGAAAGGGTAACAGAAACACCATTGTCTGACCAATACTTTTGAGCAGTTGCAGCAAGAGCAATTTTTTCAAACAATGTTACATCCTTCTCAGAACGTGGATGTCCTGAATGTACTGGGAAATATACTACTTGAGTATTTGCTGATACAAGGTCTTTTTCAATCTTATACCCCGCTGCTTTGAATAAATGAAGCATTGGATCTGTTTCACCAAAACGAATAGCACGTAGGAAGTATTCTCCTCCTGGCCCCCAGTGAACTCCAGGTGTTGCTCCAGAAAGAATTGAAACAGAACCTGATGGCTTTACTGTTGTTACACGAATTGATTCACGTACACATAGCCACTCTGAATACTTATGGTCATAGTGACGAATCTTTTCATAGCCTTCGTCCATCCACTCACGAGTTGTTGGAAGTCCTCTTTCATCTGCAAAAGATGCAATACCTGTTAGAGATGTTCCAATACGACGATTACGTTGCATGATACCGTTTGTCTGCTGCCAATGTGTTGGAAGTAGAGTTACAGTCTTTCCATAAAGATATGCAAACTTCAATGTCTTGAGGAAGTCTTCCTTAGTTTCATGACGATTCAAGTGCACTTCTACAAGTGTACAAAGTTCGTATGATTCCAATGGCTGCTCCGCACAAGGATTGAAGCCCATTACACGGAAGTCTTTTCCGTCTGCTGGATCTTTTAGTCGACCATAATTCCTGGCAACATCAAGCCAAATAAAACCTGGCTCTCCATTATCAACAATTAAATCTACATATTTTTCATAATCCATTCCTACGTTTGCAGAAATAGAATTATTAGACATCCATGCCCAACCTGGGTTTTCTGGATCAAATGAGTTTCTTTCAGGAAATGCTTCTGCATTTTTTAGATTAATAAAATCTTGATCTCCTGGTGCACCTAAAGCAAGGGTAGCAGAACGACGTACATTTCCAGAAACAACACATGTACCAATAAGATTTACAACATCTGTAATTGCACGAGAATCTAACTTCTCTCCTGCTCTACCGCCAATAACTTTACGAATACGTGTATGGAGGTCAATCAATGGCTGTGGACCGCTTGCAACCCCTCCAAAGCCCTTAATAGGGGCACCTAGAGGACGGATCAAGGAGTAGTCAAACTCCTGAATACTCTGATTTGGGCGTAGAAAGGAATTAAGCAAGAATCTAACAGATTCAACCCATCCTTCACGGGTGTCTGGAATTTGATAAGTAGAGGCTGGCTCTGTTGGTGCATAAATTGGATATTCTTTCTCAGCACCGACGGTATCAAATCCAACTCCAATACCCAGCATTAATGCATCCATAACCCATGCAAATAATGCACCAGGATCATTACGATCAATATCACGAGTAGAAACCATTGCACAGTTTTGCAATGCTGCAGAGTTCTTCTTTTCCATAGTCATGTGTGTACCAAATGTCCACATGCCACGACCTGGTGGAGTCCACTTAAGATTGAACATACGCTCATAGGCTTCTTGTGCAGACTTCTGAGCCTTGTTGTCATTCCAAGGAAGTCTGTTTTCTTTCGCATGGTTCTTTTGAACTGAGTACATACCCTCAATTACACGCTTACAAACCTCATGCCATCTTTCTTTTGTTCCGTCTTCCTTGATTCTAGAATAGGTGCGAATGAAAGTGATTTCTCCTAAAGAGTTATTGCCTGCGTCTGTAAAGCCAAAAGGAGGCTCAACC